GATATGGGGAAGGCTCAACGACTAAATGGAGGTGGGGATGAGGAGATTAGCAATCTTCTATGATTCCTTAAGATATAGTCTCGTCTTTACCGAGAGGTAAAGTTAAGATTCACGACCCAACTTACTAGTTTTCGGCCTTAGAGTTCCTATCGAGTCGCAAAACTGGGCATACACTGATTCATTCCTAAAAGTCAACTCAGTTTCAATTACTTTGAATAATACTTCTGGTATCATTGCCAGTGCCGATATTACTAACTTATTTAATATGAGTATTGATAGTGGATCACATCAATCATTTTACTCATTCAATGGCCAAGCAAATGCCATTCAAAATGGTGCATCTGTTACGGTTCCTACTATGGGTTCCATGATGGTAATTAATCCAGCAAAATATCTATGCTTAAACCCTCTTTTATCCAACTCTAGTATTGGACAATTTAACTTACAAATTACAATCTCATCATTTACTAATCAATTCCCATTTTCAATTCAACCACAAGGTGTCATAATGTGCGTGAATTCTGGGTATTTCGTAACTGAGACCGGAAGTTCCAGTATTTTCACAGCAGTGCTTGACAGACAAATTGTTCTTGATACTAAACAAGAAGATGAGCATCACAGTGTTATTGATGAAGAACTTTACAAACGAAGTGTTGGCGGTCGCCTTCACCGTGGATCATCTGGGGTTTCTAAAATGGCTCGCATGATGGGTCGCAAGAAAGGCCACCGATCAGGAAGCGCGCCAAGTGAAGAGAGTGCGATGAACGTATCAGGCCTTAAGAAGCTTTTAGGCAAGAAAAAGAAATAAACGGCATTGTCTCGACAAAAACAACATAATTTAATATAACAGTAATAAATATAAAAAAATAAGCACAACAAAACTAAAAGCGTAAAATAGTTATTAAATATTTTTTTTTGTAATGAATATGATCATATTGATATATAAGCAAAGTACGAAAAAATGCATTCGATTCTAAGTAATCAGAGATTGATCAATGAGCTTAATGCGATAAAAGATGATTTCATACAATCCAGACCACACATGCAAATGAGTGTATTCAAGGCAACGAGAAGGGGTGATGGGAGAACTAATAAATTAGATAATGCGGAACAACCAAGATTTTTGCGCGGAGGTGGAAGTCCAAGTTTTCAAAAACACCCATTAGGCTATCAACCCCCCGGAGGAAGCACCGCAACCGCGGATCCTTTATTTTCTGGTGTTGTAGATAGACCAGTGCCAAGGGGTGGGGCGATGTTAAAAGCACCATTACCGCTAACTGGCGAATGTTCTGATTCTGATTCCGATTATGAAGGAGCTGGAGTACTTAATGGTTATAGTTCAAGCGATGACGAAGATGATTATGACGATGGTGCCGGATTGGTTGATGATATAAAAGAAAAATTTAGCAAAACAAAAGAATATGTTAAGGGCAAAATCCCAACTAAAGCCCAAATTCAAAAAGTAAGTAATGACGTATATAAATTGATCACATCAAAGGAGGCTGCAATGTTGGGGGTTGCTGGATTACAAGTTGCCGTTGGTGCATTAATTGCGTCAAAACTTGGGCCATATGGTGCACCATTAACCGCTGCAGTTAATAGTCAAATTAATAAAGTTGTTGCTAAACACATAAAAAATCCATCCGAGGCACAAATGAAATCTTCTATCAGAGCAAGGCCAATAAATCGCCAATTATCTACTACCATGGAAGAAAGTGAGGAAGAAGAAGCCTTAATGCCACGAGGTGGTAAAATGAAGCCCAAAGGCAAAAAGAAACCCGCTCCAATTGTTGGCAAAAAAAGGGGGGAGAAGGTCAGAGGTGCAGTAGTAGCCGAAATAATGCGAAAAAAAGGATTATCACTTGGCGCTGCAAGTAAATATGTAAAAGATCATAATCTATATTAAATAATTAATTGGCATATTATTTTTTTTGTATTATTATATCTATCAAGCAACAAGTCAAAATGCCACCCAAAGTAAAAAAGTATGTTGAGGATCCAAGCACTAAAAGTGCCGGGGTCGTAAAGGCAATAACAGGAAAAATCCAATCATTTATTAAAAAGAATAAATTAGCCACGGCATCATCGGCAACCGCTGCGACTGCGCTTGCAATTACTATTGGATATGTACTCATTACTGGGAGTGGACATAATTATCTTATGGGACAATCTGATGCAATTATTAATGAAACTAAAAAATTTATTGCCAATAATGGACAAGAATTAATAAATTATTTTACAGAAATGGGATCGACTAGTAAAGCATCAATTAGTAAATTTGTGAAAACCGCCTTAGCCACTATGGGAAATATATATTATAGAGGAAGAGGCATGGAAGGTGGGGATCTAGAAAAGAAAGATTCCAAAACCTTTGCGGATAGAGCAAAATCTACCATAAAATATGTTGGAAAGTCAATTTATGATGCCGTTGTTAGTGAAACTGGGCAAGCAATTGGACAGGGATTACTACTTACATTGATCTTGGCTGGCGTTGCATATGGACTGGGCCCTCGTGCCGCACAATTTGCGAGACCACTAATTGAAAATCTACAAAGTCGTATGACAACATTATCCGAGCAAGAACTCGCCCCACCTATGGATAAAGACGAATGGTTATATTGGCAAACAATAGAAAGAGTACTACAGGAAAAATACGACCCTGCTATGGAAGATGCAATCATTAAAAACCTAAGAACGCAACGATTTAAAGATTCTAGTAGGTATCATCGAAACCGCCCAGAAATGATGCCAGATATAAAAAAGCGAGTGGGAAAAGGGCTAAAAGATACCGGTGGTGGGGTTACTGATTATATTAAAGATAAAGCACATAAAGCCCATAAATATATTATGTCTGAAGAGGGTAAAACATTGGGCAAAACAGCATTAACCGCATTATTACTCGCAGCAATCTCAAAAGGTGTTACTGATGCTACAGCATCTGAAATTTATGAATATGCAGATAAGCCCAACAAAGAGAAAGATATGTATAACAAATATAGAGAAAATAAATCTATGAGAAGTATCGCAAGATGGGCTAATGAACATCGTAAAGAAGACGGTTATTTCAACAATCCCGATATAAGACTTTAATAAATGAATTGATTACATTATTCAATATTTTTTTTAAACCTTTATATATAAGCTTTAAAAATGTCAAGTCGTAAAGGTAAAAAAACGATAAAAAAAGAATCAGAGTCAGAATCAGATTTTGATATTGATGATTTCATCATCGTTAAAAAAAAGGCTAAAATTCCCCCAAAAGATCTTACTATATCCCAGATAATATATAATGTTATAACATCCGATTTTGTAAAAGGGTTAAGCCAAGATATGATAAAATTTGTGGCCATGTTTTTATTAACATCTTATTTAAGAGGGGAGCCTTTACCATTGCATATATTTAATCGTGCTATTAATCGAAAAGTTAACGAGGCTTCCACGGCAGTGGATATTGCAACAGCACAAACACAACCAGACCCTCAATTATATGATGAGGATGATCCTGAATATAGATTGCCTGTGATGTTAAATGCATTAAGGGAATTTGAAGAGAGTAAGGATCCAGAAACAAAAACTGATATAGATGCCGTAGAGGAGGAATTTGGATTAGAATTTAGTCAACTTATGGAGGGATTTACTAGTCCAGAAATGCGGGCAGATGGGCTAAAAAAGAAACTAAAGGGCGGGGGTCAAGGTACCCGTAATGCGCCCGATCCAAGATTATCTGGCCGAAGAGTGCCTTCGCCACCGCGATTGGATCCCGATATTCATCATTTTTATTTTCAGTCCAATAATATTTCAGGTGTAATTGCCCAGGCTATCGAATATGCCAGACGGAATAATATACCATCCAGAGTACTAAGAACGGTATTGGAGATATTAGCAAGGACTGCGGTTTTTCTTCTTATTTATGGGGTAATCCATGTAGGGGCGACTTCTATTCAATATTTGATTGATAATTATATGGATTATAAAGCTATGTTTGTGCATTATATGGAAGAATATAAAAATAAAAGAATGCCAAAGACCGCAAAGGATATCTCGGAAGATGCTGAGCATTATAAAAGTTGGTCAAAAGAAAATATTGGCGGGGATCTTAAAAAGGGCACAAAAAAAGATAAACTAATTAAAGAAGAAATGAAAGAAATAGAAGAATCAAATTGGTTTAAAAGATTTTATAAAAACACAATTAAGCCCACGGCTACTAAAATTTATGACGTTGCTACTTCCGATGAGGCCATAACTGCTGCAAAAATAACCGCACAGATATTAATATTAAGTTTATTGATGTATGCTGCCAATGAAACAAGGGGCGCAATGTATAATTATATAGGTAAGCCTGCGTATAATAGAACTATGCGGGCATTAAATGCTATGAAAGAAGCTGATATACATAGCGAAGTATTTAGACCAAATACAATTATGACTGATATACCAAAAAATAGAGCCATGTTAGAATTAATAGAAACTTATGATCCAAAATCTATACTTTTTACAAAATTTAGACCATCAAAGAAACGATTAGAAGAGATGGGTGAAGAAAACAGAAGACTTTATTTTGAAGAAAATCCGGATAGTAGTATGATTCGACATTTCCCGACCGAGTGTGGATTTAAAGACATTGAGGACATTGAGGAAATTGAGGAAATCCCTAGTAGGAATCCTATATTCGATGCAATGCTTTACACACCAACAGAAGAATCAAAGGAGAATAAACCCAGTGTTAAAGAAAGAGCCAAAGCAATTGAAAGTAGAAACCCAAAACCAGTAGTGCCTAAAAAAGCAAAAGGGACTAGGGGTATTGGATTAAGCGATCACAAAAATAAATTTTATGAATTTATTGCATCAAAAGATGCTAAAAATATGGCAAAAGCAACCGCGGTTGGGTTAATTACTACAGTTTTAACAATATTGGCATCTCAAGGGGCAAAAAAAAATATATCAGTCGCTTCGATATCACCAAGTGAATCAAAAGAACAATACATGTCCCGAAACCCGGTTTCTGGTGAAGATCTGTCATATTATGGAATACCTAATTAATCAATGAGTGCATTTAATTCTTTTATATTTTTTTGAATATTTCTATGCAAACCCCACAAAATATAGGAACTATACAGACTTGCTGAGGGGGTAAGCGAGTCGATCAATTCCCTTTCTCTTGGATTACCATAGTGACGAGCCCAATAGTTTGCACGCAGATCCTTATTTCCGTGATCAATATACGTCCCACGAACTGGATTTAATAGTCCAAAATCGTATTTATCGCCATTTACTAAAGTTACTTGAAAACGTTTGCCTCTTTTTGTGCTAGCTCG